AGAGCTGCGCCTGGTCGTTGAACAGCGTCTTGGTGTCCTTGACCAGATCCGCCATGTCCTGAGAGTTCAGGTTGGCGGTACGGGCATTCTGGGGCGCAAGGCTGTTGTTCATGAGAACGCGGCCGGCAAGGATGTTGTTGTACGTGATGGCCGAACCAGAGGTCCAGACAGCGTTGTAGACATCCTTGAACATGCTCATGGCGTCGTACTCGATGTTGGCAGCGAGCACGGTCATGGCAGGGTCGATGATGCGCTTCGAGAAGTCGTCCAGCGAAAGCGTGAGTTCCGCAGACGAGAAGTTCATGTCAACACCCTTCTGGGTGCCGACCTGCAGCGTTACGCTGTCTTCTGCCGTATCCTGAGTGGAGATCGTCTTGCCGGTACGAACCTGATACTGGTTCGGAAGGCGAATCTTCAGGCTATCGCCGATCTTGGCGCCAGACTTGGCGAACGAGTCGTCATACTGGCGATTGATCGAGCCGACAAAATTCAGCTTCTGGTGAAGGATGCGGAGCGCTTCGCGCGTGACCGCAGTGGGCGTCAACAGTGTGTTCGACATTCAAATGGCTCCTTGGCCGGATGTTGGGGATCAGCCCTTTTTCGCCAGCTGCGCATTCCTGCGCTTCGTCCACTCATCCATGGAAAGACGGTCATCGAGTCCCGAGGGAGGCGGGTTTGCTCGCGTCGTAACCTTCGTGAGGGGTTGAGCTGCCGGGGCGCTGGGCTTGGGGGCGGCTGTTTGCTTCTGGAGGGCAAGGTGGCCGATGTGGGCAAGATAGAGCGTGCGATACACCTGCGGGGTGTACTGTTCGCGAAGGCTATCGACGGAGAAGCCGAGATCCTTCGTTGCAAACTCGGTGATCTTGTTATCCAGTTCGGGCGTCCAGCCCTTAAGTTCCTTCTCCGCAAACGCGCGTGTTTCCCGGAGGCGATCTGCAGTTGCCTGTTTCGCCTTTTCGGACAAGTCGTTCTGCGTCTTGTCGAGGTATTGAGCGACCTGACCGCGCTGTTGCTGGAGCTGCTGGAACTGACGCCAGTGCGACATAGCCGCCATGGGGTCTTCGTTCTCAAGAGCTTGCCAGTTGACGTTCTCATACTGCTTGAGCTGCGAATCGATATGATGCGCCAGCGCCCGAGCCTCGATGACCTCCTGAGAGGTCTGGTACGCCGCTTGGGCCTCGGCCATCCTGGCTTCGACCGCCTTGCGCTGTTCCGCGACTTCCTGGGTCTTGCGGGTGTAGTCTGCAGTCCGGAGGAGAGCGTCTTTCAGCTCCGGAGGCAGCTTGTAGGCCTTCCCTTCGTATTCAACGTCGGCAAGCTCTGGTTCGGCGTTTTCGTCGCCTTCCCCTTCGCCCTCTTCGCCTTCTACGACCTCGTTGTCATTCTCCAGTTCGACTTCCTGAGTCTCGCCGGCATTCGCTGCATTCTGCTGCTGCTCTCCGCCTGCAGGCATAGCCTGTGCATCGGCAACAGCCGTTAAAGCCTCTTGCATTGAGGTCCACTCCGTTTTTCAGGTTTGGTGGGAGGAAAGAGCGCCGCTTACCCTTGGCGCGCGGGTTGGGGTGCAGGACGGTCGAGCGATGCGAGCTGACCGGCTGCGGAAAGGGCTGTCTTAGCCTGATCGTTGTTGATGTCGCCTACGACCTTCATGCGGTTCGTTTCGGCGTTGAACTGATCGATGGACTTGTCAGCCTTCAGGGCTTCGACTTCCTGCGTAAGCTGCTGAATGGCCTGCTGACCCTGCTGGATCATCTGCTGGACTTCGGGTGGGATGCCCTGATCCTTCAGCGCGGGGTTGATCTTCTTCAGGCGATCGGCAATCTCGTCGGCTCCAGGCCAATCGAGGTTCATCGCCAACAGGTCGCCAATGACAGGCGCAGCGGCCGGGAAGGCACGCACGAACTCCGTCATCTGCATGGCTGCCTCTTCGCGGCGGGTCGTGAAGCTCGGGCCGGTCGTTACGGTCAGGTCGTACTTGCCGACCGTGAGGTCATGCATTGCCATGATGGCTTCGCCGTACTCGTCAACCTGCGGCTTGCCGTCTGGGCCCATAACAGGCTGAGGCTGCCCGCTGTTGATCTGCACCGAACGAGGCGAACCATCCTCACCAAGAACACGAATGACACGCTCTGCACTGTAGACCTTCGGAATGAGGTCGATCAGGATGCGGCCGGTATGGCGGATGGCGCGGGCAAGGTTGTCGATGAAGTGGAACGTTGCCACGTCCCCTTCCCGCTGGCGGGCCATGATGGCCTTGCCTGATGTCTCGTTCGATCGAGCACCAAGGGACGCGTCATAAATGCCGATGATGGCCTTCATGTCGTCGGATGCGTTCAGGGCCTCTTGCAGAGCTCCTGCGGCCGGACCAACGTCGAGAGGCTGACGGATAGGCGACTCTGCGCCATCATATTCAAGATATGCGTGGCTGGTGGTGTTCGCGGTAGCCCAACGATCTGCATCACTGTTGAATGCCCCCTTGCGGCCGATCCAAGGCACGCGAGGCGCGAGAGCCACAAGCTCGGTCGAGGTCGTGCGCCAGTAGTTGAACATCCGCTGCGCGTCTTTGGCGCTGTGGATTAGGCTCTGGAAATAGCGCTTGCCTTCCACCACGATCTCGTCGCCGTAAACCGGGATGATCGGGATGTAGCACCCGGGCCAGTCGTTCTTCTCAAGAATATCGGCGCCGCTCATGATGATCTGCGTCACCTTGTGCGAACGCGTCTTGCGCGTGCCGACCACCTGAAGCGTTCCGGCTTCGATCAGGGCTTGCAGGTCCATGTCCTGCGCCAGATCCTCGGCAGCATACACATGGCCGTTGGATAGCTTGACGATCTCCTTTTCGATCGGCTCGCGCTTCCACCACTCGGCAACCATGACGGTTTCGTCTTCGATCCAGACGCCGGCGTTAGCCCAGGCATCGCTTTCGAAGTCGGTATCTACAGCATCGCCGTCGGCGTTCTTCTTGCTGCCGTACTTGGCCTTGAACTCAGCCTTGCGCATCGGCTCGACGACGAATGCCACATTCCAGTCGGAGGAATCGGCGCACATGCTGTCTGGATCGCCGTAGACCGAGAACTGGTTAGCCACACGCTCAATGGACAGATCCATCTCAAACGTGTCTTCGTAGGCGTAATCCATGCCGACGCGCCAATAGCCGAAGCCGCCCGAGACACTGGCTTCAATCGCCGTGTCGTAGGCTACATCGGCATTGGACGTATATTCGATGTTGCGGATCAGCCCGTTGATGACTTCCGCTGTCTTCGGGTCTGCGTTGCTATCGACGGGGTGAACCTTGATCGACGGCTTGTTCTGGCGGCTGTCGTTCACGACTTGGCGAATGAATGCCGGCATCTTGTTGATGGTCAGGCATGGGCGCTGCTCATAGCGGCGCTGCTGCTCGATCGTGCGAGGCCATTGCTCACCGAGGCGAGAGAACCGGATGTCATCAAGCGCGGCTTGGCGGTTGTCGGACTCTGCGTCCTGGCAACGCTCAAATGCCGTCCTGCCCTCGGAGAGCAGATCAGCTTTGTCCGTGCTCTTCTTGTCGTCAGCTTCTGCCATTAAAACCCCTACGACATCCAAGCGCCTGCGCCAGCATGGCCGCGCGGGTCTTTCTTTCGTGGTGCATGCGGTTCTTCGTAGACGACACAGCCAAGCCCGAAGGCGTCAGCGCCGTGCGATGCCCAATCGTGCTCTGGCCCCAGCCCAATGCCGCGAGCATCGTCTTTCTTCTCGTGATACCAGCCGAGAGCAGCCCGACCGCCTTCGGTCGTTGCCTCGTTAAACCACATGTTAGGAAACAGCCGTCTTGCTGCCTCGATGCGGGCCGATGCCGCGCCCTTCCCCTGATTGGGGACGACCGTTACTTGATAGCCAGCGTCACGGAGCGCGCTTTCGTAGGAAACGTCGTAAACCTTGTCGTTGGTCGAGCCATCGTGCGGCAACCAGAATTGCGCCCGCTCTGGCGTGTGGCCTTTTGACCTGCACCAGTTGAGATGCGAGGCTAGAGGTTGGCCAACCGCCTCGTAGTAGTCGAGCCACCGGATCTCCTTGCCGATGAATTGGCATGCCCAGATCGTGAAGGCGTCAGCCCTTGCGCCAGTGCCGCCGATGTCGCAAACAAGCCGAATGGTCATGAGCGGGTCAGCAGCTACGCGGCCGATGCGGCCCTCAGCTTTGGCGTTCGTCAGCGCGCTTGCGTAGTAGGCACCCTCAACGACCGTCACGAAATCGCCTTCCCAGATGTGGTCGTAGCTGTCCGGACGGTTGTCTTTGTCTTCGAGGCGCTTGCGATTGAGGATTGCCGGGAACCATGGGTTATCCCGCCAGTTCATCTCAGCCACCCTCATGCGAGGCGACTTTGCTTCACGAAACCGCTTGTGCGTGGCGCTCGTCCTGCGCTCGGGGTTCCACGTCACCCACAGTTCGCTATCTTCCTCGCGAAGCGTCGGGATAAGCTTCTGCCAAGCCTCCTCGGTGACAGGCTCGGCTTCATCTACCCAGCAAAGGAGAATGCGGCTCTTGGACTTGATGCTGTCAACGTTGCGGTCGAGACCGGAGAATTTGTAGGAGATGCGCCCGTCCTTGGTGCGGACGAATTTCTCTCCGATCTCGTAATGCTCTTCCAGCCAAGGCTCTGAGCGAATGGCTGCCTTGATTTCCTCGAGCGATGAATCATCAAGCGAGTTCATGAACTGGCGACCGCAGAGGATAATCCCCTCTCGGCCTGCCGCGCTCCACATGTAGCCGCGAACCGCTGTCATCTTGGCGAAGCTGCGGGTCTTGCTCGAACCGCGACCGCCATATGATGCTCTGATGTCAGCTTCACCCGAGAAAACCGGGATCAGCTTCGGCGGCAGTTCAATCCTAGCTGTTGTCATGCGATGGGGCGACAAGCTCAACGCGGGTCACAGTCTGCAATGGCTTGTCCCCGCCTTCGATCGTCGTCGTGTTCAGGTCGGGAAGGACTTTGCGGAGAAGAGCAATGCCGGCGCTGACCTGCGTGGCGCTCATTTCCCGCTTGCCGTCTACGTGCTCAATCAAAGCGTTGAGAATGTTGCTGTTCTGGATTTTAACCCGATGAGTATCCGACATGCGGAAACCTGCGGTTCTGCCTCTAGCGGCCATGCGCTCCACTCCCTTTCAGGTTGGTGGAATAATTTTCTTTCCGCCTTCGGGCGGGTTGTCATTTGGCGACAGGAATTTTCTACGAAACCACCGTGTAAATCTGCCCGAGACACGTAAGCGAGCCCCTGATTGCCTCTACTCGTGCTTCTGCGTCTTCAAGCGAGTATGCCCAGAGGCGAAGAGACCAGGATGCGCTGTCTGTCCTGTAATCGCAGAGGAATTCGAACATTGGCCGGCCGAATTGGTCGGTTCTGACGTGCTCAACGTCTGGAGCGGATCGCTTGTCTCGCTCTGCGTTGAGGTCGATGATCATCTACCAGACACCCAGCAGTGTTTGCATATCTGCGGGGCTTG